AGGAGCTCGGCGGCGGCCTTGTAGGTTAGGAGCTCGCCGGGTCCTAGGTCGCCGTCGGTCGCTTTTCGTCGCGCGGGCATGCGTCCCTTTCTACCCGCCGCGGGCGACTGCGGCAAACGAGATAGTGCGGGCTAGGGTAGCGGATCCCGACGGAAACCGTCGGAATCCGCCGCTATCCGCCCATAGGCGACGCAATGCGCGGCGAATTCTGTTACCTTCCGACGGAAATCGGGACAAATTCGGTACCCGGAACATGGAAGGAAACCTAGAAATCGTCATGCCCAAGAAACATACGGGCGTTTTCCTAACGCCGGAAGGTTGGCGCTACCATGCCCGGATCAACGGGCGGAAGATCGTTCGCCGGGCGCCAAGCCTGGAAGCGGCGATCGCCGGGCGCGCCGCCCTGGAAGCCCAAAAGCTCGCGGGTACGCCCGCCGAGCGAACCGCGATGGATAGCTCGACGAGGGTTGGGCGCTACCTAACCGCCTACGCCGCCCGCCCTGGGCTTCTACCCAACACGATCGCGACATACGACCTATACCTAAAGTACCTTCGCGCTACCCATTCGCTTCTATGGACTCGCGAGCTCGGCGACATTTCGACCGATGATGTTTCCGCCGCCTTCCTGTATCTCGCCAAAAGCTACCGCGGCGCCCAAACCGGCGCGCGCCTTTCGCCCGGAACACTCGACGGGATCCGCCGCTTCGTTTCGTCGGGCTTCCGCTCGGCGGTACGGAAACGGATCCTTCCGTATTCGCCCGTCGCCGACGCCGAAGGGATGCCCAAGTACCGAAAGCCCGAGCCGGATCCGCCCAACCGGGCAGAAATGCGCGCCATCCTGGGCGAGCTCGCCGGGCATCGGCTCGGCAAGCTCTTCGTCGTGGCGGCGTACTGCGGGCTTCGGGTTAGCGAAGCCGTCGCCCTAACCGATGCGTCGCGAAAGCGCGACGACGAAGGGCGCCCGATGCTATGGATCCATACCGCGGCGAAGGATCGTTCGCCCGTCCATCTCGCGACGCTCGGCAAGCCGAAGGGCGACAAAACGCGGACGATCGGGCTACCGCGCCAAGCCGCCGCCGCCCTGGAAGCGGCGATCGAGCAACGCGACGACGACGCGCGGAAGGCGGGCGAGCGTTGGGCGGGCTCGCTCGGGCTTGTGTTCGCGACGCGGCATGGTACGCGGCTCGATCCCCATTACCTAAACGATCTTCTACAGGAAGCCGCCGAGCGGACGGGCTACCGAAAGCCGATCGCCTTCCATGATCTTCGCCGGTTCGCGGCTACCGCGATTCTGGAAAGCGGCGGATCTATGGACGATGTAGGGCTCGTCTTGGGCCATACCGATAGCCGCGTTACGGCGCGCTATACCGCCGCGACGGATGCCCGCCGCGCCGCCATCGCCGAGCGGTTGGCGGCATGGATCGAAGCGCCGGAAAACGGCGGAAGCGGTACCCATTAGGGCGCCCGGTACACATTGCCGGTACACATTCGCCGTTGCGTCCGGGCAACGATTGAGCACGAAAACGGGCTAGATCCCCCATAGGAATCCGGTATGCGGCGCCAACTTTCCGCGTCCGAGCTTGTGAGCGTGAATCGTGCTCAGAAAGTGCGCGGACGCAACGCCCGAAATGGGCCGAAATCGGGCGTTTCGGAAGGGCCGGTACACATTTTTCGGGCCTTCCGGTACACATTGACCGATGGGCTACGCTCGCCCGACGCCGCGCGGGATACCTCGGCTAAAGGGCTTGGGCCTTCCCTCGGTACCCGCGGCGTTAGCGCGAGCCCTTCGGTCCCATAATCGAGCGGCGGCGGGCGCCCTGGAACGGTCGCCTAGGGCGTCCCGCCGACGAGCCGCCCGAGCGCCCATAGGACGAAGGCGAAGGTGAGCGCCGCAACGAGTAGGAAGGCGACGATCCCTAGGACGGCGGCGGCGACGCAACCGCCCAAGCTAGGCGGGCGGCAGGATCGAGCCGATGGCGGCGATTAGGGCGGCGAGCCCGACTAGGAACACGCCGAGCCCGACTAGGGTTCGCCCGACTAGGACGCCGGGCGGCTCGGGCGCGGGCTCGGGCTCGGGCGGCTCGGGCGCGGGCGGCGGCGTTACCTGGGCGTAGCTCGTCGGAAGGTAAGCGTTATAGCGATAGCGGGCGCCGTCGTAGATCTTGGGTATGTAGTGCGCCGGGCCTTCGCCGGTTAGATCGACTAGGGCTTCGGTATCGGCATTCGTAACGCTCGGCGGCGTCCAAGCCCACGAAACGCGGGCGCCGCCTTCGAAGGCGAAAAACTGGTATTGCTTGCCCGCGTCGAAATAGATCTTGGATCCTGGGCAATAGCCTTCTAGGGCTTCGATCGTCGGCATCGCTTCCTCTTGATTCTGCGCCAATAAGGGCCACGGATCTACCCAATGGGTTCCGCCGTCGGATACCTGTAGGTGTAGGTGCGGGCCGGACACATTGCCGACGGAATCATGGTAGCCAATGATCGCGCCGAGCCCGACGGGCATCCCCATATGGGCGGTAATCCGCTCCATATGGGCGTAGACAATCCGCGTCCCGTCGGCGGCTTGGATCGTCATAACGCCGTCTACCGTCGGGCGTAGCTCGACGATCGTTCCTGCCGCCATCGCATAGATCGGATCGCCGGATCGCCCATTGCCAAGATCGATTCCGGGCGGATTGTGATTACTGGAAGGATTCGTAACGCGGAAGCTCGATCCGTCCCAAGCCTCTTCGTAAGCCTGGATCCGTCCCGCAACCGGGTTCGGGTAGCTCTTACTTGCCATTGTGGCGATCGAAATAGGCGGCGACGGCTAGGGCGAGCCGGGCTAGGGCGATCGTTAGGATGATCGCCGCGGCGAGCGCGCCGAAGCCCACGATATCGGCGCCCATCACAAGCCCGGCGTCGGGCCGATTCGGGTTAGCTGTAAGTAACTATCCGAGCCGCCGCCCGGCGCCCGCGTCCCGAGCGATGCGCCTACATCTTGGTAAACCTTGGCGCTTACGGCGAGCCCTGCCGCCAACCGCTCTACCGCCGATAGGACGGGTACGCCGCCGCCGTTCGCGGTACCCGCCGCCGATTCCAGAATGGCGATTGGGTTTCCCGAAACATCGTCGTAGATCCCCAAGCGCCGGAAGCCCGATGCGTTGCCGCCCCATCCGACGCGGGCATGGATTAGGTAGAGCCCGGCGCCGCCCGCGGGAATCGTGAGCCGATCCGAGCCTAGGGCGAAGCCGCCTACATCGTAATCAACCGTCGGAAGGGTGAGCTTCGTTAGGGTTCCGGTCGTAATCGTTTGCGCCGCCGATGCCCGGATTTGGGCGGTTAGCTGCCGACGCACTAGCTCCATCCAAGCCGAGCCGGAATATACGGTTAGCGCCTGGGTATCGGTTAGGAAGGCGACTTGCCCGGCGACGGGCGCCGGGATGGCGAGATCCCGAGCGGCGGCGCTCGCGAAAACCGCGACGACCTGTTGCGCGACATAAGTATTTAGATCGGTCGCGGTTAGCCGCTCAAAATCCGCCCATAGCTTCGCGGGCATTTACGCTTCCTCTTCGACGAGCTCGACGATCGCATCGACTGCCCAACCGTCGGGCGATAGCGAAACCTTTTGCCCAAGCATAGCGACGCGGCGATCGATAATCGGCGATACATCGTCGATATAAACATCGAAGCGATCGCGGTAGTCGGCGGCAACAAGGGCGGCGACTTCGGCGCCCGTCGGGCGTAGCGTCCCGAGCCGCAAGGCGATCCGCCCTTGGGACATATCTTCCAAAATCGCTTGCGCCCAATAATCGTATTGATCGGCAACCGCGATCCCGGCGCCCTTTACGAAGGTTCCGCCCGAGCTCCAAGCGCCATAGCTCGCCGATCCGCTATCGAAGGCGCGGGCGCGCCAATAGTACCGAACCGTATTCGTAAGCGCCGTCCCGCCATAGGCGCGATCGATCCTTACGCCCGAACCGCTCGGGACGATGCCGCTCGTACCGCCAACGAGATTCCAATGGGAAACCGTCGCGAAGCTCGGATCGGTCGATACCTGGATATCGTATTTCGTAATCGGATTGCCTTCGGGATCGAGCGTCGCGAAGCCGAAGCTCGCCGCCTTCTGATCGGGTCCGAGCGGCTCGATAAGGGTCGGCGCGGCGGGCGGGCTATTCGTATCGTAGGTAAGCCGCAGTACGGGACGGTTGCCCGCCGATACGCCCGCTACCGCGCTCCATATCTCGGATGCCTGGGCGGCGCCGCCGTGTTCCTGTAGCTGTACGCCGTATTGGGCGGCGTTGCCGCCGACTTGCCCGGCGACGGGTCCGGCAACGCTCGACGGCGCCCAAGCTAGAACGATCTCGGTTATATCGATCGCGACAACGCCGGTTCCGGTTGGCAAGGCGACGGGTCCGACGCCGCCGACGCCGGTTACGGCGGGACCTGGGTACGCGATCGCCGCGGTACTCCATGATTCGCCCGCGCTGTTCGGCGTCCAAGCCGCCGTATTGCGATAGATATAAACGGAAGGGCTCGCGCCGCGGGCAACATGGACTACGGGCGAGCCGACGACGAGCAATTCGCCCTTCGTGAGCTTGCGAACATCATCCCAAAAGCCCGCGGGCAAGCTCCAACCGATAAGCCCGCGTAAGCGGTAGGCGGCGAGCGATACGGGTAGGTGTAGATCCTGCCCGCCGCCGAGATTGAGCCCGGTATCCGACTTGGCGAGTAGGGACGATTTATCCGCGGTAAGGGTTTTCGTCGCCATCTAGCTAAACCGTAAATCGGCTTCGGCGCTTTTGTAGGATCGGCGCCCGAAGAGCCCGACCGATTGCGGCGTTTGCCATACCCGGTCCGGGTCGGGATCGTCCATATCCACTAACACATGATTTACGAGCCCGATCCGGCGCGATTCGGTTACGAGCGTTTCTAGGTCGATCCCGCCGCAACCGATAACCGCGCGGATCTCGGATGGCGCCGGTTGATTGCGGGTCCGAAAGGCGAGCCGTCCCGCGCCATCGATCCATAGATCGCCAAGCTCGGCGTCGCGTAGGCGGGTTACGGCTTCGAAGCCGGTTCCGACGAAGGGATCGGCTAGGCGCGAGCTCGCGGGCGCGCCGTAGATAACGCGCTCGGCAACCGGCCATGCCATCGCATCGAGTACCGCGGCAAGCTGCGCGGCGGTTGTACCCGCCGCCCAAGCGATAGATATGGATTGCTGTTGGAGCCTGGAAAACGCATCGAGCAACACGACTTCGCTTGTCCCGCCGCCGAGATCGTGCGTCGTCGAAGCCAAAAGCCCGCTAAAGGCGGGCTCGCCATCGACTAAGACGCGCCCATACGCGCCGACGCGCGCCTTGGCGGCATCCGGGTTTAGGGGATCTAGGATCCTGCCCGGATCGGCGAAGGTAAAGGCGGCTCGCCCGGTTTGGGTATCGGTAAGGATCCCGTTGGCGACGGCGGCGCCGCGGGTCCATTCGGCGAAAAGGATCTCGCAAGTAATATCGGAATAGGCTTCGGCGGCGGGCGTGAGCTCGGATCCGCCGACGACGCCGAGCCTATCCCGATCCAAGATAAAGGGCGGGTCGCCTAGATCTAGCTGGACGGCAACCGTCGCGCCGTCGATCGTCGTCGGCATGCCTGGGCTATCCCCAAGCCCGAAGCGCGGTTGGAAGCTGCCCGCCGTTATCTCCGGCGTACTGGCGCAAGGCGCGGGCGACGCTCGCCGCGTCGGCGCCGGTATTGATCGTGATAAAGCTTGTCGCGCCGCCCTTCGGGATAATCCCGCCCGCCGCGGCGCCCTTGGCGGCGCTCGCGCCGCCTAGGAAATCGCCGATAACATCGATCGCTTGCCCGAGCCCTTCGATAAGCGGGCCTAGAACATCGAGTATCGCGCTAATCGCCTTGGCGACGAGCTTTAGCGGGATAACCGCGAGCTTTAGCAAGGGGATTAGGACGGGCAAGAGATCTTGGATTAGCTCGGCGAATTGCTCAATGATCGGGATTAGGACGGGCAAGAGCTCTTCCAGAACGGGCAGGAAGGCGGATCCGACGGTTTCGCCGACTTCGGAAAACATGATGCCCATACGCTCTAGCCCGCCCGCCGTCGAGCTCGCGTAGGTTTCGGCTTGCCCTGCCGCGCGGCGTTGGGCTTCCGCCAATACTTCGGTCGCGGTAAGCCCTTGGGTAGACATATTGAGCATCCGCCCGAGCGCGGTAGCGTTGCCGTCGTGCGCCTTCGCGACGGCTTCGGATGCCGTCGCGAGATCGACATTCGCGAAGCGGGCGATATCCTGGGCCGTCGCCATCGCCGCCGACGCGCTTTCTACATCGCCATAGGCGGCGACAAGCGGCACCATTCCATCGCGAATTTGCGTATCGGTAAAAGCTAAAGCTTGTCCCGCCGCAATCGCATCCTGGGTTTGCTTTTCCCAATCGCCCGTCGCGGCGCCCGCGGCTTGGATTGCTTGCTCTAGCCGCGCCTGTTCCTGGGCGTCGTCGGCGGCGGCTTGGGTCATATCCATAATGGCGCCCGCCGCCAAGCCCGCCGCGCCCGCGACGGCGGCTACCTTGCCAACCGTCCCAAGCATGCTTCCGCCGAAGCCTTCTACCTTGTTCGCGGAATCGTCGAGCGTCGAAGCGAGCTTCGAAGCGTCGCCGATGATCGATACAACAAGGGTCGGAATGGACATTTATCGTCGTACCCTACGCCGCGCCCGCGCGGTTTGTTCCTTACGCCGCCGCTCGTTTAGGAGCTCAACGATTATTGCGGCATCGCCCATTGCTAGCTCGCGGATTTGTTGCGGCGTCCATCCGGTCGCTAGGGCTAGGTTGGCGATAAACCTTCGATCTCGGGCGCCGCTTGGGCGACGCCCGGCGTAGGGTCCGGTTGGGCATCGACTGTTATCCGCCATCGGGCGGCGTCGGCGAAGGTAACTTCGGGTTCCAAGCGCCGGACTAGGATCCAAGCAATCGCGACGAGCATTCGGGTTTGATGTACGCCCGGCGATCGCATCGCCTGGGCGAGCCCGGCAAGATCGGTTCCGAGCGTTTCGGCGATATCCAAAAGCTCGCCGACGCCGAACCGCTCGGCGTCGATCGCGTTTACGGGTAGGACGATTTTGCGGGCGGGCTCGCCCGCTTCTAGGCGAAGATCGGCGCCATTGCTACCGGGCATGGAACGATTCGGTTCCGACCTTTTCGACGAGCTCGCCCATATAGCGGCGGTAGCCTTCCAAAAGATCTTCGCGCATCGCATCCCGCGCCCGGATTAGGAACGGATTGGGCTCGATCCCGCGCCTGGGATAGCCGTAGTGGATAACGCCCGCATAGGGTACGGAACGGGATCCGGCGCGAAGCTGTAAAGCCTTTTGCGTCGGCGCGGCGCGGACGGTTCCGACGAGCTCGCCCGAGATAACCGGCGTTTCGCCGCGCGCCGCCATCGCAAGCGGAAGGGCTAGGCGGGAATGGATTTCCTTTAGCTGCCCGGATCGCTCGCCCATCTTGGCGAGCGCGCGGGATAGCTCGCGCCGCCCTTCGACTTCGATTTTGCCTTTACCCTGGGCCATCGCCTATGCGGTTACATCGAGCGTCGGGACGCCCGCAATCGGGAAAGTCATTTCCGAAACCGCGAAGGTATTTACTTCGCCGCCGACATTCGGGCGCGGGATGGTAACGGCACATTCCCAAGTAGGCGTATCGGCGGTTGGCGCTTCGCCGGTTGGCGAAAATCGCATCGTTGCTTCCTTGCCCGCGTTTTCCCAACAAAAGCGGGTAAGCCCGTCGGCGCTCCAATCCTGTACGGCGGTTACGACGGCTTGGAACGATTCGCGCCCGAGCTTCGAAAAGCTCCCATCCGGGCATAGCGTGTTGTAGGTAATAACTTCCTGTTCGGGTTGGATCTCGACGGCGGAAACATGGCATTCGTAAGCGAGCTTCGTAGCGGGCGTATCCGGGTCCGTAAGCTCAAACAAAACCGCCGTCATAACGAGCGGATCGGCGGCGATAGCTACCATCTTTATCCCTTCCTTATGCGGCGGCGGCGGCGATAACAATTTGCCGCGTTAGTGTAGCCGTCGCGGCTAGGTATTCGGTATTGGCGATCGACAAACCGAACGGTTGCCCTACCGCGGTTAGCTGCCATTTCGCGCCCGCTAAAACCGGCGCGGCTTGCTCGATTAGAGCTTCCAATTCGGCGAGCGAAGCGGCGGCGGCTTGCTTGCCCGCGATAAAGGTTATCGATAGGGCAAGCCGCCCATGAAAATCGCGCCCTAGCTGCGCCTGGATCGTGAGCCATTCGGCGCCGGGCGAAACGAGCGCCGCGGGCGGGACGATATGCCCGGTCGAAGGCGACGGCTTTACCGCGATTCCCTGGGCTTCCAGTAGGGCGACGATCTCGGCGCGGGAATCGCCAAGCGCGCCCATCTAGCCGATCCCTTGGCGAAGGTCGCGGTACCGATCTAGCTGCGGCATAACGCCCGCGATCCAATCGCGCTGTACGCGAAGCGGGACGCCCGCGAGATCGAGCGCCGACGAGATCCCGAGCGGCGCTTGGCGCCGATGGAAGATATCGGCGGCGGCAACGAGTGTTGCGGCATGGATCTCGGCGGGTAGGGCGGGTAGCGGCGGATCTTCGGCGGGTAGCTGCCCATCGTCATAGTCGCGCCCGAGATAGCCGAGTACCGCGCTATTCGCCGCGGCGGCGGCGGCGGTAATCCATTCGCTCGCCGCGGGCGCGCCGACGAAGGCTTGGAGCTCGTCGGCGGTAACGATCTCGACTAGGCGGGCCATCGAGCCCGCCTAGCCCTTATCGATCTCGGCTAGCCGCTTGGCGGCTTCCTCGGCAATCTCGCGCTGTTCCTTTTCGGCGTCGGAAAGCTCGGCGGTAGTCGCGCCCTGGGCGATATCCGCGGTTCCCTCTTCCGATTCGGTTTCCTTCGATCGTCCGGCCATCGGTTCGCCCTTCCTGGCGGCTATGCCGCCGTATGCTTCCGCGCTGCCTTGCGATCGGCGGCGGCGAGATATGCCCAAATGCCGAGCCGGATCGCGGCGGGTCCATCGACCTGTTCGTAGCTAAACCGGGCGACGGCGCTTTCGTAAATCACCATATCGGTACTTCGGGCGATCGTCACGACGCCCGCCGCGGATGCCCACGAAAGCGCAACCGGGACGCCGACGACGGAAGCGCCCGCGCTGCCCGCTTCTAGCTGCCCATCGGCATTCGTCGGGCCGAGATACGGGACAAGCGGACGCCCCGATCCATCCTTTTGCTTCGCGAGATTCGCGTATACCGCGGCGGGCGCGAAAACCGCTTGGGCGGGCAGGAAGCGAGCGCCGAAGAATTCGGTAATCGCTTCGACAAGCCCATCGTGCGGCGTCGCGAGCGTAATTGCCGCGGTTCCTGCCGTCGCGGCGGCTTCGGTCGCGACGGCAATTACCGTTTCAGAAGTCTGCGCGTAGGCTTCCATAAGGTCGGACATAATCATCGCTTCCGCGGCAGGATCCGCCCCATCCAAAACCTGTCGCGAAACCTTCGTCCCGCCGCCGTACAAAAGCGGCTGCGCGGTTTCGGGCGTTGTCGCGAAATCGGAAAGCGCCGGGTTTACAGCTTCCGCCGACTGGACGGCGACGCTCGTACTCGTCGTAACCTTCGGGAAGGTCCGCGGGCGGGCATCGGTAATCGGGACGCGGCTAAAGAAACCGCCCATCGGGCGCCCTTTGATATCGCGCCCGAGTAGCAAGCCCGGCAAAAATTCCGTCGGGTACGCGCCGCTAATTTCGGAAGATAGAACATCCTGGGCGCGGGTCATAAGTACCGCGATTTCGTCTAGCTGCCGATAGTGGCGATCCTGCCGCTCGGCGGCGGCGATATCGCCGCGCGCGGCTAGAACAACATCGTTTAGGAAGCGATGCCCGGTTTCCGGGCGGTAGATAAATTCGGATCGCGTAATCCGCGCGGGCGATCCGGTATCGCGAAGGGTTTCCATTTCGGCGCGCTTCCGTTCGCCCTGGGAAGGCTCGGGCGGCGTCGGCTCGGGCGTCGGCTCGGGATCCGGCGTCGGCTCGGGCGTTTCCAAAACGGCGGTTGCGTCCATTCCATTCCCTTCCATTTCGTCGCGAGCCATTACACGCGATCCATCGTAGGCGGGCGTAAGAGCTCCGGCCATCGCCCCGATGCGCGCGCGCCGATGGATCGTAATTCCTTTTGCCTGGGAAGATTTTCCAATTGGCGCAAATTCGACCGAAACGCCGTTGGCGCCCGCTCGTACTTCGTTTAGGTATTCGTCGGCGTCGGGCGTTTCCAAAAGCTCGGCGCGGAAATGTACGCCGTCGGGCGCATCTTCCAAATAGGTAACGGGTCCGATAAACACGCGCCGCCCGCCGCCTTCGTGCGTCCGAAGAAATGGGATCTTGGCGCCATCTTGGCGCCCGTTCCAACGGGCTACATCGTCGCGGAAGGCGCCCGGCGCGAAGGTTTCGCGGTAGCCGGTTCCGCTATCCCATTCCTGCCCGTATGGAACGGCAATGCCTTCGATCGTGCGCCCGGATCCGCCGTCGGCGGCGCGTACAACCGTTGGCGCGATAGTCCATCGCGGTTCGGACATTTATTCGATCCCTACGATTTCGGACGGTCGCGGTTCCGATTGTATCGCCGGAAGCTCGCGCGGCGGAAGCCCTTCGATCTCGCGCACTTCCTCGGGCGCAATCCATCCCGCGCGCAAGGCGGATTCCCAAGCTTGATAGCGGGTTAGCTGTTCGCCGCGGGTAAGGCGGGTCGGATCCATTCGCATCGTGCGCCCGCCTGGGAGTAGATCGGTAATTCCATCTTCCATTGCGCCGATGTAATCGACAAGGGTTAGCCTCAAAAATGCGAGCCCTTCGGCTTCGGTCGTGCGATAGGTCATAGGATCGCCCGCGGGCGCGTTGAGCCAACTAGTCGGGATCCCGAAGTACCGCCCTACATCGGCTACCTGTTCGCGGCGAGCTTCGACGGCGGCGGCTTGGGTTGGATCGGCGCCGAACGGTTCGGCCTTGGCGCCCTTTCCGAAAACGGCAGGGTAGTCGGGTCCCTGGGCGCGCCGATCGCGCCATCGCCCGGCGATCTCGTCGGCCTGGGTTCCTTCTAGCTCTTGCTCGGTTGAGATTTGGGTTACGGGCGAACCGCCCGTTTGCCAATAGCGCGAAGCGTAGTTTTCGGCGGATAGGGCGGCGGCGAAGCTTGTACGGGCGAGCGATAAAAGCCCGGATAGATCGTCGGTAACGGCGGGTAGGACGGCGCGCCGCATTACGACGAGCTCTTCGGCTTCGTACTCGCGATTCCCGATCGCGTACCGCTCGGGCGGCAGGATCCCCCAAAGATCGTCGCGGCGCGGTTGCGGGATGATCGAATGCGGCGGGACGGGCAATACCGAAAGCGGGACGCCCTCGGAATCGGCGCCGATCTTTATTCCGTAGGCGACATTATGTAAAGCCATCGTCGCGGCGACGCGCCAAGCCCATTCGCGGCGGGTGTAGAGCTCGCTCGGACGGGCGACGAGCCGCGACGGCGGAAGCTCTAGCGTCCCGCGCCATTCGCCCCACGGAAGCGAAGCGATCGCGCCCGCAATGATCGTTACCGATCGCCAAATAGCCGATAGCCCGAGCGCGTTAGATTCGGTAATCCCCCACGGCGAAACGCCGCCCGACGAGCCGAAGCCGATAAGGTTTATTTGCGGCGTCGGCGGTAGGGCATCCCGTAACAAAAGGCGCGCCAACCGCGTTTGCCATCCGGCCATGCGCCCGATGTTACCGCTACAAGAAAACTTGTACGGGCGCTTCGGGCGCGACGCCCTGGCGCGATCCCCAAACCGCGATCGTGCTTGCCATGATGGCATCGATAAATCCGGCGCTCTTGCGTCGGGTCCAACGGAAGGCGCCATCCCGATCGGCGCGCGCCGCAACCGTCCATTGCGCCGCTAATAGCGGATCGGCGATATGGGCGAGCGTCCGCGTTGTAATCGCGGAGTAGATAACGCTGGAAGCTTCGAATACCTGGGCGGCGGTTAGCCCTTGGATTGGAAGCTCGGGATGCTCGATCTCCAACCGCTCCATAACCGGCGCAACCGAAGCCGCCTTTTCGTACAGGATCGCGGCGGGCTTGCGGCGCTTGGCGACTTCCAGAACGGCGGCGCGTAGCTGTTCGCCGCGGATCGGATCGGCGTCGGATCCGCGAAGATCCTTTACGAGCTCTAGGGCGACGCGCTCGGAATCGGGCATTTCCCAAGCGGCGGCGAGCGTCGCGCGTTGCCAATGTGGCGCGGCGTCTACGGCAAGCGCCCATCGCTCGCCGACCTGGGCCGGCCTGGGCGCGATACAGGCTTCCCAAGCGCCGGGCGGCAATACGGTTTCTAGTACCCGCGTCCGTTGATTGAGCCGTTCGCGGCGGAAGGCGCCGGGCGCGCTCGTTGCTCGCTCGGCGGCGATCGTCCCGAGATCCAAGAGCTTCGCCGATACGGCGGGATTGGCGGCGGCGATCGCGTCGGCATCGATCGCGCGATCGGGCGGGACGCCCCAAAAGGCGAACACGAAGGCGGGATCGGGCTTTTCCTGCCCGGTCGCGATTCGCATTCCGCGATCTTCTAGCTCGTTGAGCACGACGGATTCGGCGAAGCCCGCGGTACTCGTCGCGAATAGCAAGGGCTCGATTGCCGCCGCCTGGGCGTATCGCAACGCATCCCATACTTCGGGATCGCGTTGGGTTAGGAGCTCGTCGAAGTAGACAAGCCCGGCACTATGCCCGCGGGCGGATCCCGCTTCGCGGGAAACGGTTCGGTACACGCCCGAGCCTAGGTAGATCCCATCGTGCGCCGTAATCCGGGCGCGAGCTCGTAGGTCGGGATCGGCGGCGAACACGCGGTAAACCGCGTCGTAAACGAGCCGGGCTTGCTTCCGTTCGGTCGCGGCGCCGATAACCGTTCCGCCTGGGCCTTCGTCTAGCCACCATCCGATAAGGGCTTGGGCGAGCGTCGTTTTCCCGTTTTGCCTGGGTACCATTACGAGCGCCGTCCGGGCTAGGATCCGCCCGCGCCGATCGTGCGCCAAGACGAGCCGTAGGGCGTCTAGCTGCCAAGCCTGGGCGCGCCATCCGGGCAAATGGCGCTCTAGCCAATGGATCGCCGCGTCGCCATAGGTACCCGTCGCGCGCTTCGGGTAGGGCGTCGCGTAGAGCGGCGGCGGCGCCTTGTGGCGGCGAAGGGTCCGATACGGCGCCGGGCGATCTAGGGTCGGAAGGGCTTCTAGGTCGGCTTCGTTGTGATAAACGCGGCGGGCGATCCCTGCCCGCCGCTTATCAATCCTAGCGCCCGAGATCCCGCCCGGATCCGGCGCGATCCGCCCGTATCGGTCGCGCTTGGAGCTCGGCGGCTTGGGATCGATCCGAGTGGACACACTATCGCTAAATTTCGCGGGTTTGGGCGGGCTCGGATAGGGCGCCCATAAGAAAACCGGCCATTGCGTTTTTGATGTTATCTCGACGGAATGGCCGGATGCGAAATGCTACCAGTCGCGAACGATATTCGCCTTGGGTCCGCGAGCTCGTAGATCTACTAGGGCGTTTGTTACCCGACGATGGCAAGCGATACATAACGCCCGTAGGTTAGCTACATCGTGCGTCCCGCCTAGGATCCTAGGGTGGATATGATCGACTTCCTTACTAGGGCGTATGCCGCATAGCTCGCATATGGGATTCGCCTTTATAACGATCGCCCTATTGCGCGCCCATATCCCTTTATCGCTTGCCTTGCGACGCACGAAGCCAATGGTAAAGGCGCACGGCTTCGCCTAATAGCTGTTCGGTTTCGTGTTCGGATAGCTCTACCCGAAGCATCGGGTTTCCCTGGGCTAGCTTGCGGGCTTCGGCATAGCCCGCCAAATGCGGCGTATCGGGTACTAGGGCAACGCCGGTTAGGACTACCCGCCTAGGCTCGGGCTCGGGTTCCTTTTCGTTGCTATGGACGGGCTCGCCCTGGGCGGTTATCGGTACGGGCTTCGTCGATAGGAAGCGGATGGCGCGGATCCATCGCCCGTCCCGTTGGAGCTCGGCATGCGATCCCTTTTCCATCCAATAGATCGCGGTACTAACCGAATTCGTTTTCGCCTTATCGTCGGTAACGCCGAGCGCGGCAACGATTTCCTTGGCGCCGTCTATGTAGATCCATCCATCCGACGAAGCGGGCTTGGAGCGTAGATAGCGGCGTACCTGGGCCGGAATACTGCCGTTCGCCTGGGCGGGCGCCCTGGGCGTTTCCTGGGCTTGTGGAGCGATTTCGTCGGGCATCGGCGGCGGCGTCCTAGCGGCTTTCGGGATTGCTTCTAGATCGGCGATTAGGGCGACGAGCTCGCGCGTCGCATCGTGCCGTCGGGCGTTGAGCGTTAGCCGCCGATCGAGCAAGGGCGCGGTTACGCGAAGCTCGCCCGTTCGCCGAACATTCGTCACGATGGCGCCCGCGCGTTTCGCTCGTCGAAGCGCGGTTCGCAAGCTCGGCATCCCCTCTTCCATTCGCCCATTTTGGCGCATTGCGTCGCCTTCCGCTATATCTCGATATGCCCGCAACGCCGATGCGTTGCGGCGGGATGCTCGCATCGACAAGGGCTTCCACAATCCGGGCAAGCCCAATGGATCGGCGAAAGGCGGGTTAGCTGCCCGCATATGGCGCATACCTGGAAATCCGTTTCGGCTTCGTCGGGATCTACGCCCGGATCTAGGTAGAACGGAAGCCAAATATGCGGGTGCGCGCTACTCGCCGAATTGGGCATCCCGGCGCCTTCGCTCTTCGGGTTGATTCCGCTTGCCGAAATACTTCCGATCCCGGCGCCGTTTCTCCAACCGCTTCGCCTTCTGTTCGCGACGCCCTTTTCGCTTGGGCATTAGGCGGGCCATCGAAGGTACACGCCGGTATGCGGCGCGGCGCCGTACCGCTTCGTTAGGTGGAGCTCGACGACCTGGGAATCGTCCGAAAGCAAGCGGGCGGTTACTAGGGCATCGAGCAAGGCGCGCCCGGCCTTATCGAGATCCGGGCGCCTGGGCGCCAAGCTTTCGGCGGAAGGGCGAAGCGGGCGGTTCGGGTTCCTGCCCTGGAAATGATCGAGCGGACGCACTAGGAAAAGGTCGGCGCCGACGACGACGCGGGCATCGAGCGGCGGGCGCCCTTCCCATATCTTCGCGACAGCTAGGGCGACGCGCTCGCGGTAGTCGGAAAGCTTTTCGGCGCCCGCATGGAAGATCACGACGCCGCCGCGCTTCGTTCGCATGGCGCGCATCGAGCCTTGGGAAACGGGTTCGCCTGGGATGGCGAAGCGAAGCTCGGGCATTAGCGCCCGCCTTCCCATCCTTCGTAGATCCCGCCGCATCGCCCGCAATGCCATTGCCGCCCGGCGCGCGCGGTTGGGCGGGCTTCGATCGTATGCCCGAATACGCGGCAGTACGCCCGCGCCGCATACCATCCGGCGAAATGGGATGCCCGGCGTAGGCGGCGGCGGATCCTATGCTTGGGCATCGTCGATAACCGCTTGGATCTCGCCGAGCGACAAGGCGACGGGCGGTAGAACGGATCCGACCTTGGGCAAGCCGTCGGCGTCGAGCTCGACGACGATTTGGCATCGGGCGCCGGTTAGATCCGATTCGACGATCTGTACGCCGCCGCCCATTCGCTCGCGCCCGACGAGCGCCGAGATCCAAGCGTATGCCTTCGTCCTAACGCCGATCGCGTAGCTCGTACCGCCGCCGATCCGGCGCCCGTCGTCGAGCACGAAATCCCAAGCGAGCCATTCGCGCCCATCGGCTTCGTTTTCGCGAAGCACGATCTCGCTAACCGTCGCCGGGTACACGCCCTGGGCGATCGGCTCGGGTACTTCTAGGGTCCAATCGTGGCGGGCTTCGATCTCGCTAGGCGGCTTCGCCATTCGCTTCCTTCCTTCCCTGGGTATGGACAACGATCCGCCCGGTTTCGGGATCCTGGGCATAGCTCCATCCGTCGCCGACGACGAGCCGCCGCGGATCCTTGGCGATCTCGTCGATTAGCTGCCCGCGCGTCCCGTCGTAAGCGGCCTTCGCTTCGTAGTAATCGGCGCGGCGTACCTGGAACACGGTTCCTAGCTCTTGCTCGCGATCGGTTGCCGGGCGCCGTTCCTCGGGCTTCGTGCCTTGGAGTAGGCGAAGGTATGGCGCAAGGTCGGACGGAAACATCGGAAGCGGGATCTCGGCGGTATCGATATGCGCCGTCCAAAAGGCTTCGGCCATTTCGCGTATCCCGCGGCGCTCGGCGCGCGTCGGGATAACTTCGAATTCCGCCAAGCGGACGCCCGCGATAAGGGCGACGACGACGACGCGCGGGACGCGGTACACGATCGATTGCCCGATCGCCTGGAAGCGGACGAATTCGGGGAGCCCGGATCCCCATATCCCGACGGCGCCCGTTACCTTGACTTCCAGCAAGGCGCGCTTGCCGATGATGTAGGCATCCGCGGTACTCGCCAAGATCCCGCGGGTTCGGGTATGCCGGTTACGCCGGATCCGCTCGCCGGATCGTTCCGCCCATATCTCGGCAACGCGCCCTTCTAGGGCGGCGCCCATCGCCATTCGCTCTAGCTGCGGGCGCTCGGCGCCCAAAACGATCCGCTCCCAAACCTGGAACGGGCTTACGAAGGGATGGATACCCGCGATCGCCCCGAGCTCGGAAGTACCGATCCGCGACGCGCGCAAGGATCGGGATTCCTCGGTTAGCCCGTACTCGCTAGGCTTGCGGGCCATGCGTCGCCGCCGCGGCAAATTGCCGGTCGAGATAGGCGACGATCGACTTTCGGACGATGCGCGGGCGCCCGTTACCCGTCCCGATGTAGATACGGTCGATCTCGTCGGCCTGGGCGAGCGCCTTTACCGTCGTAACCTTTACGGTTAGGAGCTCGGCGGCGGCCTTGTAGGTTAGGAGCTCGCCGGGTCCTAGGTCGCCGTCGGTCGCTTTTCGTCGCGCGGGCATGCGTCCCTTTCTACCCGCCGCGGGCGACTGCGGCAAACGAGATAGTTTCGGCTAGGGTAGCGGATCCCGACGGAAACCGTCGGAATCCG